TGTTGCTGAAGTCTCTCCAGCTAGTAGTTCAAACAAAATAGAAGAGACGTCTTGTCCTCTAGTGCCATTGTTTGGGTCTCCGTAGTATCCAGTGGCACTTGCAATTCTTTGACCTTCAGGGGCAACTATTTCTACAAACGAATTTTCCCACGTGCTTGTTGCACCTTCTGGGACTGTAGGCGGGGGTGGTGGGGGAGACGCTACTACTGTTGAAGCAGTGGTTGAAAATGGGGAGTAGATGGAAGCTGTGTCGTTGTCAGAACGAATTCTGAATTGGTAAGTTTGGTCTAGTCCACCTGAAGTTGTGAACGAATCTCTAGGTATAGTAATGCTGTTTGTGGTAGACCCAATCCCCCAACCGTTATTAGTGAAGTTGTCTGTTGACCAACTAACTGCATAGCGCTCTACAGACGTGCTCGTAGGAGTTGGGGTATCCCAAGTTAGCTGAACACTTCCGTCTTGTAGCTGAGTGGCAGTAACGTTTGTTGGTGCGTTAAGTGAAGGGGCTGGTGGGTTGAATGGAGCTTCTTCTGTTGGCTCTGGAGCTAGCTCTGGTGCCTGCTCTGTTTCTTCAATTCCGTAGGTCTCGAAGTCAACTACTTGTCCGTTATTTAAACGAACACCAGTTCGAGGATTGTTCTGTGGATACTCTGGACCGCTTAAGGTGTAAGCCATAGCAACTGTGCCGTCTGAAAGAATGGCGGCAGTAATGACAATCCTTGTTGGCTCTGGTGTGTTTTGTAGCCAAATAGGTCTAGCTGAGATGTCTACTTGGAATCCACCATCGGATGAGCGAATGATGAGATGTTCGTCGTTTCTCCACTGTGGGTAGACAACCCAGTCGAAAGAGTAAAGGGAGATAGAAGGGGTTGACGGATAGGTCCAGTAGGTTCCGTCTGGCTGACCAAAGGTAATTACAGAGTTAGTGGTGGCATAGATATTGCTGTAAGTTACTCCATCAAAAGTTACGGTGGTCGTTAGTGGAATCTGGTAGGAAACGTCGTCTCCACCGCAGGTGTTGATTTCAGTAACTACTGGTTCAGTAGACGCTCCTTGCTGGGCAGCAGCAACGGCGGCAACCTGACCGGGGTTAACGCAGTTAGCGTTTGCCATAGCTGAGAAGGAGAGTGTTGGGCCGAAGGCTAGTATAATAGCTAGAAGGACTTTTAGGTTGGTTTTTGACTTTGGCAATTTGAACCTTAGGGTTGAGTTTGCTTTTTTAGGAGTTTTACTGTAGAATGGGTCTATGTACGGAAGGAATTGGTCGGAGGTGAAAAATGGAAATAAGCTTTGTATTGAGCTGGGGTAGCTTCTTTTTAGGGGCTTTGGCCCTGACTTTGCTTGAATTTTTTGTGCTAGTTGTACTAGCGGTAAGACAAACTTTGAAGCAGAGAAAGCAGTCTGCTGGTCTGTTGTCAGATTTGGGTGAGCCCCTAAAGAAAAGGCGCTAGACATCCTTAAGAAACCCCTCGGCTTTTTATAATTAAAAGCTGGGGGGTTCTTTATTAAATTGTGGCGATTCTCTCCCGCATCGCCCCTGTTGCTGGGGCGTGGCATGATTTTAGCTTCCTGTGGTTGGTCCTCTTAAAGAGTCGTTCCAGATGGACCTGCGGACGTCCTCCATGAGTTCAAAAGCTGTAGTAGCTAAGTCCTCTGTTGCAAGGAGAAGGTCTGCCTTATCTTCTGGAAAGATTGGCTCTAGTAAGTTTGTATGAGCTTCTGCGATTACGTGAGATGCAAGCTTAATCTTTCGTAGATTAGCTTGTATGTTCTCTTGATAATCGTTGGAGTTCATAGCTCTATTTTATAACAAAACACGTTCTTTGATTGTCATACATTAACGGTTTAACTAAGTAGTTAACTTGGTAAACAAATTAGTTAAGGCTCCTTATTTAGAAGTTTATTTAGAAGTTTGGTAACGCTTTTGAATGGGTAGCTCTTAAAAATCGTACATTAAATTTGAGTCGGTTTTTAAACCCAACGTACCTAATAACCTATCCTACTCAGAATCCCAGAGGAAAAAGATTTGGTTTTGGTATGTCTAGTACTATCATGAAAAACGCTTTGTAAATGTGTGATTCGTGATAGTATCAAAGGCACTGGTACTATCAAGGAAAGCAAAAATTTAGTCAATTTTTTCGTGATAGTATAGGCTAAAATAGTATAGTAGAACAAACCCAATGTACCTAATAACCTATCCTACTTAGAATTTGGTCAATCCGCATTTTTTTATTTTTTCGCATATAGCAAAAACAGAGTAGGAAGGCTTATTAGGTTGCTTTGGTCTGTTGAGTATGCTAAAGTATAGACATCTACATGAAGGAGAAAATGATGACAAATCCATTTGATTTTTTGGACATAACTGAAGAAGAAGCGATGGACGCTTTAGACAAAGCAGACAAGTATGGAAAGCGTGATGGACGTATTTGTATCTGTGGACACACACTAAAATCTCATAGTTTTGTCGAAGCAAGAGGCGTTCATGTTTGTAATGCCTTGAAGCAAGCTTGCCCATGTAAAACTCCAAGAGCTGTACTTGAGAGCACTAACACAAGAGTCTTTATGAGAAAGACTGATGGTGGAGGTGGGCTCCATGCTTTGACCAAAGGAATCTCTGGGGCTCAGAAAATTGGTGCAACGGTTGATTGGCTGATTGAGATTAAGTGCGACAGATGTGCAACTGAGGGTCCAATAGCTCCAGTCCCTATTTCAGCAGATGGGCGTATCCAAGGAAGAGCAACTGGGTATGACGCTCTACTTTGTAGGATATGCCGAGAGCAAGTATAAGCTTGACTTTTGACAGGCTCTCCTGTATAATAGAAAAGTCACAAGAAAGGACATGATGGAAGACGATTCAGTAAAAGAGCAGATAGATAACTCCTTCAATGGAGTTGAGCTTGTGTCTTTGAAAACTACGTTTGGCAAAATCAATGTGGTGTCTTTGAGCGAACTACCACTAGCAACAATGATTGATTTTGCTAAGACTCCAATGGAGGATAAGACAGCAAAGATTCTTAAGCTACTTCAGACTTGCCTTGTCAACCCAGAAGATTGGGAAAAGATTGAGAATGAGTTAACGACTCGTGAGGCCATGTCCTTGATTCCTCAGTGGATGGCTAAAAGCTCAAATGATGTAGATGAGTTTGAGTATGACTTGAAAAGAAATAGAGAAGAGCTCGGGGAGGACGATAAAGATGACGACTCATTATGATGTTCTGATTGCTACGCCTGGAAATAGCTTAGAGCCAGCCTATGTTGAAAGCTTGGTACAAACTATAGAGTGGCTACAGTCTGAGGGCCTAACCTACAAATGGCTGAATAAAAGTTCTTCCTTTGTTCCATCGGCTAGAGAGCTAACGGCTACTAATACTTACTCTCATAATTGGGAAACTACTGAAGTCGGAAGTGGCGAATTTAGCTATGGCGTCATCTTTTGGATTGACAGCGATGTCTCTTGGGACGTCGAAGACTTTAAGAAACTTTACTATAGCGAGCTAGAAATAGTTAGTGGTCTTTACATGACCCATCCAAATGGAACTGTGGCAGTTGCTTTTGACAATGGCTGTGGCCTCCCTAGGAAAGTTAATGAGTCAGAGTTTATTCTTTGGGATGAACCTATTGAAGCTTGGGGAGTTGGGTTTGGCTTCCTTGCCGTAAAGCAGGGAGTATTTGAAAAGATTGCTAGGCCTTGGTTTGAGATTAGAAAAATTAGATGGCCTGACCATGGATTTGATACTAATGTCGGAGAAGACTATTCTTGGTGTATAAAAGCTAGAGAAGCTGGATACAAAGTTTGGGTAGATTCTGATGTCAAAGTTCTACATCACAAGTCAACAATTTATGAGATTAGGTAAGGAGGCGAAATGAGAAAACTAATAGATTACTTTTGGGCGTTTGTTCGAAGAGGCGAGCTTAAGCCTTACGAGCATGGACCAAGCAAGTTTGCTGTTGCGCAAGAGCGCGACGAGTATGGCAGATTTATAAGAGAAGATTTACTTTCAAAAAATAGTTGCGGAGACGATTGCAACTGCAACTGCAATAGTTAAAAATGGATTATACAATAAAACAAATAGACAGCAAGTCTGCTACTGAGATGGTTGTCGAAAATCATTACCTACATCGACGGGCATCAACTATGTATGCCTATGGTCTTTTTGATGGTGATGAAATGATTGGTTGCATAATCTACGGAAAGCCAGCTTCCAACTCTTTGTGTGTTGGGGTTTGTGGTCCAGAAGAATCTTCTAATGTTTTGGAGCTGACTCGTCTTTGGATTAAAGATGGCACTCCCAAAAACACAGAGTCGTTTCTGATTGGCCGAAGCTTGAGACTGTTGCCTAAAGAAAAAGACATAGTCGTAAGCTACGCAGAAATTGGGGCTGGCCACATTGGAGTTGTCTACCAAGCGACCAATTGGATTTACACAGGGATGTCAGACAAGCACGTGGAATGGAAATTAGATGGAAAATCAGCAAGCCACTCTAGGCACATCTTCGATTCTTATGGAGGAGTCAATGGAGCAAAGGCTCATTTTGGGGAGAGACTCGAACGCCACGAGAGGCCCCGCAAGCACAGATATGTTTACTTCAATGCCAACAACAAAAGGCGTCGCCGTGAGCTTAACTCCAAGCTTAGATACAAAGTCCAGCCTTACCCAAAGCGAGGGGTGCTGGAACTAAATGATTGAGAGGGGAAGAATTAAGGAAGTGGCAGAAGCTATTGGAGTTTCAGTCCACACTCTGTATTCGTGGCGACGGATTAAGTTTTTAGAGATGGACTCTGACGGCCAAGTTGAGGTAGCCCATGCTCTTAAAATTAAAGCTTTTATGAGGAAATGGAAAAGAAGCAACAATCAAAAAGGGAAGATGCCAGCACTGTTCAGGGGCGGTATTAATAACTATTCAGAATCAGTTTTAAGAAAGATTAAAGAAGACCTAAAACCCTTGTAGATACAGGGGTCTTTTTCTGTTTTTAAATAGGGAAAGTGTTGCCGTCTCTCTCCACGCGCCGTTATTTGTCCGGCATACTGTTATCGTAACCTTTCTAATTTAGGAGATAACAATGTTAATGACCAAAGAATTTTGGACTTCCACCCTCGAAAGAGCAATTAA